AATGAAAACTACTTTAACAGTTGATGATGATGGGATTCTAACCTTCCCCGATGAACTAATGAAAGAAACTGGTTGGATAGAAGGGGATGTGCTAGAATGGATCCCTAATGATGATGGTTCGTTTACTTTGGTGAAAAAAGAACATGCGTGATGAATTTCTTTGGGTTGAGAAGTACCGACCCAAAACTATTGAAGAATGTATTTTACCAACTTCTATTAAGAAGACCTTTCAAGACTTCCTAGATAAAGGAGAGGTTCCCAATCTGTTGTTGTCAGGTCCCGCAGGTTGTGGTAAAACTACAGTAGCAAAAGCACTCTGCAATGAACTAGGAGTAGATTTTTATGTCATCAATGGATCAGATGAGGGACGCTTCCTTGATACGGTCAGAAATACTGCAAAGAATTTCGCTTCGACCGTATCACTTCAAGCGACTGGCAAACCCAAAGTCATCATCATCGATGAGGCTGATAACACAACAAACGACGTACAACTCCTACTTAGGGCGTTTTGTGAGGAGTTTCATGGGAACTGCAGGTTCATCTTTACCTGTAACTACAAAAACAAAATCATCGACCCCCTCCACTCCCGTTGTGCCGTCGTTGAATTTTCAATCAGAGGAAAAGAACGACAAGAACTCGCCGCCCAATTCTTCAAGCGGTTACAAACCATCCTGGATAAGGAGAGTGTTGGATATGAGTCGAAAGTTCTTGTCGAACTCATCAACAAACACTTCCCCGATTGGCGACGTGTCCTCAACGAATGTCAAAGATACTCGTCAGGTGGACAAATCGACACCGGTATTCTTGCCCATTTTTCCGATGTAAAGGTAAATGACCTCATTAAAAAACTCAAGGAGAAGGACTTTCCTGAGGTACGCAAGTGGCTCGTTTCTAATCTGGATAACGATACTTCTGTACTCCTTCGCCGTATCTATGATGCTCTATATGATGCCCTTAGCAACTCTAGCATTCCTGCTGCTGTGCTTGTTCTTGCTAAGTATCAGTACCAATCTGCCTTCGTTGCTGACCAGGAAATAAACATGCTTGCATGTCTTACTGAAATTATGGTGGAGTGTGAATTCAAATGACAAAACAAAAATTAAAAGCACAAGTTAAATCAAGGTTCTATTATGTCTTCTGGGGCACAGCAACTGTTGCTGTTGTTCTGGGTCAGTTGTATGTGGGAACTGGATATCGTATTCTTCATGGAGGGATGCAGGAACTGCTGAACAAAGTTGATGGAGTGCTCCTCCATGCATCACCTGATGATGGTCCTAAATTTCTATGAAGTCTTACAAAACACCACTTCGTTATCCTGGCGGCAAGTCTCGTGCTTGCGTCAAGATGGATCAGTATATTCCTGATCTCAGGGATTTCAAAGAGTATCGCGAACCTTTCTTGGGTGGTGGATCTGTGGCAATTTACATTACAAAGAAGTATCCAAATCTCAATGTCTGGGTCAATGATTTGTATGAACCACTGGTCAATTTCTGGAAGACCTTACAGGATGACGGTCATGCTCTCTACAAACGACTTCAAGAACTGAAGTCTAAAAATCCAGAACCAGTATCAGCAAAACAATTATTTCTAGACGCTAAGGAGAAACTAAACGATGATTCAACATCCAACCTATCTGCTGCTGTGTGTTTTTATATTGTTAATAAGTGCTCTTTCTCTGGTCTCACTGAGTCCAGTTCCTTCAGCAAGCAAGCGTCAGTTAGCAATTTCTCGATGCGAGGCATTGATAAACTCCCTGGATATACCGAACTAATTGGTAACTGGAAGATCACTAATGGTCGCTATCAAGAACTGCTTACAGATGATAAGTCTACATTCACATATCTAGATCCCCCATACGAAATTGATTCTAACCTCTATGGGAAGAGAGGTAATATGCACAAAGGATTCGACCATGATGTTTTTGCTACCATCTGTGATCGATTTGTTGGACCTCAACTCATATCCTATAATTCATCTCAACTTATCAAAGACCGCTTCAAAGAATATCAAGCGGGTGAGTTTGACCTGACTTATACCATGCGTTCAGTTGGTGAATACATGCGCGAACAAAAAGACAGAAAGGAACTACTACTGTATAACTATGGAATTGAAGCACTGGCTGAACTCAATTAACTTCACCAAAGAAGATCTCTCAGAGGAGATCAAGACATATCCTCCATATATCATCAATCGTTGTCTATCGGGACACTTGGATTGTGTGATGTTTGCTAATGAAATGAATAAGCATCATCACCTAGACAAAGACATGCAATATTCTTTTTATCTAAATAGTCTCAGGAAAAAGAAGAGATTCTCTCCCTGGCTCCGAAAGGATAAAGTCACGGACCTAGAAAGCATCAAAAAATACTATGGATATAGTAATGAAAAAGCGTCCCAAGCTCTGAAAATCCTGACTAAAGAACAGATTAACTTTATTAAACAACGACTTGACACTGGAGGAATGTAATGACCATGACTGTTGAACCCACTGTAGAATGGTCTCAGGATCAAATGGTAGAAGTGGTTCTTAATGAACCAGATGACTTTCTTAAAGTTCGCGAAACTCTGACCCGTATTGGAGTTGCGTCCCGTAAGGAGAAGAAACTCTATCAGTCATGCCACATCCTGCACAAGCAGGGAAGATACTTCATTGTTCACTTTAAGGAACTGTTTGCCCTGGATGGCAAGCACGCAAACTTGACATTGAATGATGTTCAGAGACGCAACCGCATTGTCCGTCTCCTGGCAGACTGGGGACTGATCTCTGTGGTCAAACCAGACTCTGTGACTGACATTGCACCTTTGAACCAAATCAAAGTTCTGGCATATAAGGATAAGTCTGATTGGGTACTAGAGCAGAAGTATAATATCGGCAAGAAAGGAAAGACCCAGGAAACCGAATAAATAAGACTGAGACCTTTCGTGCGGTCTCTACGAAAGTCGGAACTTACAAGCACCCTTGACGGGGTGCTTTTTTATGTTATGATGTATAAATAATAAAACATTGATCGTTGTTTTTACAGGGATCGTATTTAATTAATTTAAAAATGGCAAGGAAAGTAAGGTTTGAAAACCTAACGGTAGAGGATGTCAAGTCAAAATTAGATAAGTTGGATGATCCACTTATTGATTTCCCACTACTAAAATTCGTAAGATTTTCAATAGAATACCTCAAACATCTTATATCTACAGACAACGGATGTAGAGGAGTAAAACAAGAAAAAGGAAATGTTCATGCTCTTAATGCTTCCTTTAATGCTGGAGGATGGGATTTATTAAAATGGCCATTCCCATTTATTGTTATAGACACGTTAAAAAAATTAATTGATCGTAGACATTCTCACGCTGCTGCTAACCAATTAGCAATTTCAAAAGTACCTGGTGTTGAGTATGTTGAAGTGGACGATCATAAGTATAGTTTTTTAAAACCAGAATCAAAATTAACTTTAGCAGGTGTTTATATAAATGCCACTGATGGCACAACAAACGCTGTTCAAGATCATTTTATTTTTGCTTGTGTTAGAGTATGTCAGGAGAATAAACTTGATCACACTAACATCAAAATAGTAAGAGAGATTCTTGATTTGATGGGAATCAAAAAAAGGTACAATTATATTGGTGCTATTTCTGCGGTAGAAAATTCTATCGTCAAATGGGGTGAAGAACCCACAAGAATGACAGAAAACTCCACGGAAGAAGAAGTTAGAGATTATGTAAAAAATGAAGATAATCCATTTGGTGACAATAAAACCGATAAAAATGGTACAAAACTATTCACTATGGTTGCGGACACAAACTTTAATAAAAGGTATGCCTGGGATTTACTTCGTCATCTTTGGGAAGCAGAGAGAGATGGATATCAAGTTAAAATACTCATTCAATCTAGGAAAGGAAATGCTCTGGGTGTAAAAACTGATAGAGATGATCTATTTTTTAAAATGGTTGAATATTGTGATTTAGCATATAACAGTTATAAATCTCATGCTGAAGATATTATTAATACTAAATTTAGAAATGTTTTTCCTGATTGGACAGTTGATTTTCCATTAAAAGGACCACATAGTTTGGGTGGTGAAGTTTATATTCTTCATCAACTTGAAGGTGAAACTGAACCAACTCAAGTAGATTTTGTTGACTATATGGAAAATGATAATGATAATGCTAATTTATCTTCTTTTTTCTGATAACCGAATAAAAAACTACGGGGTTCACTACCCCGTTTTTTTATGTTTTGTGTTATAAATATAACGGATGCCTTCGGGGTCCACAAAACACAAACTCGCTTTTAAAGGAGCTAAGAATCATGGGAAACCTTGCACGGTATACTGCTGCGGACCTGCCTGCGTTTATGGAACGCATAAATAGGAATAGTATTGGAATGGATGAATACTTCGATAGGTTGTTTAATCTCCACGAAACAACGAAGAATTATCCACCATTTAATCTAGTCACGATTAGTGAAGTAGAATCGCGATTAGAAATTGCACTAGCA